TCAGCTCCTACCAAAAAACGAAGTTGATTCTTGCACCAATCAGATCGGATGAAATGGCCTTCCTCCGGTCTGATTTTTTCGTGAAAAATTCTGTCCAAAATTCTGTCCACCGAATTTTTAAATTCAGTAAATAAGCGCATCAAAGCCGAAATTAATACGGGTTCGATTCCCGTCATCTGCTTCTTTTGGTATAGTCAGTATTTATGCGGATTGACTTCTAAGGTCGCTCTAGTTCTCGCTTTCAGAATTAAAAAAGCTTTAACTCAATTAAAACAATTTTAATCGAATTAAAGCATTTTTAATAAAATTCTGTCCAATATTCTGTCCAACATTTTGATAATAATATATTCGTTATATCATTTTATTTCTTTCCGTAATTCCTCAGAAAAAACTTCAGAAAAATAATTATTTGTTTTCTTTACGTATACATTAGATTGAGACTTAAGTGGATTCCTATATATTGCTTGCAATATTCTTGCATCCTTATGGCCTGATCGCTGCTGGATATATTGGTCAGGTATACCAATTGAATGCATGATCGAAATCGTGTAATGCCTGAGATCATGGAAACGGCACTTCATTCCGAGAGAATCCCGGAGCTTGCAGAAAGCAACAGTAATAGCATTCGGAGTACAATTAAAAATATATCCTTCGCCTTGACCGATTAAGTCGATAACTTCCTTGGGATAAATGACTTGTCGGGTCGATTGCGCATTTTTGGCGTAATCTTTGTAAATCCAATTATTATCATGATCCTTAACCACGTCAGAATGAATATATATCGCATTGAAGTCTCGAAGTATATCCTCGTATTTGATCGCGCAGACTTCGCCGCGTCTGAGAGTACCAAGAGCGCTCAGGATGATAGCAAGATACAGATTCCGGTTCGATCTGCTCGCCTCAAGTAGCTTTATAACATCTTCATTGTCCGGGATATTTCGTTCTATTGCCCGAGCTTTTGGAAGGCTGAAAATATAGCGCTTTTCAGGATTCGCCTGTCTTAAAGCTGAGATCAGAAGGGACGCTGCATTCTTAACAGTCTTAGGTGATCTTGTAAAAGCGATTGCATTTATTAACTTCTGGATGTCCGCGTTCGTGAGATCGGAGATACTTATATCTTCGATTTCAGCAAAGTAATTTTTTTGCATCGTGATATATCCCCGAAGTGAAGCCGGGGATAATACAGCGCTTCGATTCTGTATATATGAATCGATTGCATCTTTGACAGTTGGCAGCGCTCGATTCTCACGGCGATGCATTTGATATTGAGCCGCCAGAAGCTCCGCCTCTTTTTTGGTGGGGGCAGTAAAAGCTTTCTGGCGGTATTTGCCGCTGGCATCCTTGCCAGCCGAAACTACTACTTTGTACTTTCCACTTTTAGTCTTTTTGGCCTTCATTCCTGAACCTCGCAAAATTAATTATCCGGGAATTTGATCCCTTTTTTCTGGTTCAATTTCAAGCAGTCTATCAACAGCATCTTGCATCTCTGTGTGATATCGATATGCTAGGATCACGTTTCGCTCATGCGATGATAGTGTTATCGTGGTCGTTTCCATATCGACATCGAATCCCATTAGCCACGGCTCATTTACATTTAGGGCAGCAGCTAATATTGTCAATTTTTTCTGACTTGGCTCAATCTTTCCCGATAGATATTGAGATAAGTCACTCTTTTGAATTTTTACATCAAAAAGATAAGAGAAAGAATCACAGCGCTTAAGAACGTCAGCCTGTCGAAGATCATACTTCTGCATTAACTGATTCAGCCTCTCGGCGGTAGTTGATACTTTCATATTTTTTGGCCTCCCACGTAAAATTATAAAATATTTTTTTCTCTTGTTCAATAATTCTAAACAAAAAGAGTTGACAACAAGACGCGATTTATATATCATAAGTTTAGATAATCTAAACTATATTGAAGTTAGGAAGTGAAAAATGAAAACGGATTACGAATATGATTATTCCGATCTGAGAGCCAGAATCTCGGAGAAGTTCGGAACAATGACCAAGTTCGCTACAGCTATGGGATGCACAAAGGGCGCTATATCTCAAAAGCTGACAAACCGCATTGAATGGTCTCAAAGCGATATACTTAAAGCTTCGGAGCTATTAGATATCCCAACGGAACAGATTGCGTCTTTTTTTATAAAATTGAAGTTTAGGAAACTAAACTCAACGGATGGAGCAAAGCAATGAACGGGAACGAATTTAGATCTGTAGTTAGAAAATATATGGAGCTCCGGAATGTTAATGGGTTCAAGGATCTTTTATCCGACAAGATGCTAGGAAGTTTCCCAACTTTCAAGAAAAAATGGGATCATCCGGAATTCTTCTCTATTTACGAGATCGATTATCTGATTCGTCGCTTAAATGTCCGATCATGCGACAGGGCTGTTCTTAAGGGCGAATCCGATAAATCATCAACTCCTTTGTCATATATCACGGAGGAAGGAGCATATAAAAATCGCGCCTGATTTGGGAGAACCAGGCGCGAAATAATTCAATACGGGAGGAGTTAATGCACCAAACATTAATCCAATGTACTGCGATATTGTCTGCGGTATCAATCGCAGCCGTGGGAGCGACTGCAAAAGCCTGTCAGACTTCCGATCATTTGTTCCGGGAAGAGCATATTGAATCGGATACTATATTCAAGCTAAATGTTATCGAAAAAGTGCTTCAATCACGCTCTATAACTAGCTTTTTCGATAAAAATTGTATCAAACTTGTTGAATATCAACAAGAAGCAAATCTTACCAAAATTTCAAGCAAATTAAATACGAATATTGGTCTAATCTCCAATCAGGATTTTGAGCTTTTATGTCAGCTCGTCGCTGCAGAAGCTGAGAATCAGTCTTTTGAAGGGAAGCGAGCTGTCGCGGCTGTAGTCCTCAATAGAGTTGATTATGGCTGGCCGTTTAAAGACTCTATTGAAGCGGTAATCTTTCAGGATGGTCAGTTTACTTGTATATCAGACAAGCGCTTTTTTGATGCCTGGGCTTATGTATCTGACGAAGATCGGGAAGCTGTAACTGCGGAGCTATCAGAACGGAAATATAACGAGTATTTGTATTTTACAGCTGGGAAATATGGAGATTATGGCACTCCAGCCGAACAAATCGGAGACCACTATTTTTGCAAAGAATAATCCTAACAGGGGAGGGAAAAATGACTAAAAGATACTATTGGCTTAAGTTGCAAGAAAATTTTTTCGATGATGTATGGGTTAAAAAACTTAGAAAAATAGCCGGAGGAGATACTTATACTTGTATCTATTTAAAAATGATCCTGAAATCGCTTCAAGATGAGGGAATCATAACATTCAGAGGAATCGAAAATACACTCGCTGAAGAAATGGCACTAATAATTGACGAAGATCCTGATAATGTACAAGTAACAATATCATTTTTGATGCGTGCTGGGCTCCTGATCGATATAGGAAATAATCAGTTTTCATTTTTGATCGTAGCCGAGAATTTAGGCTCCGAATCCGCTAGTGCCAAGCGTGTCAGGGACTTTCGAGAGAGACATAAAGCGTTACAATGTAACACCGATGTAACCGAGATGAAACGCGAAGCGTTACAATGTAACACCGATGTAACCGAGATGAAACAAAACTGTAACGGAGAGATAGATATAGAGAAAGAGAAAGATATATATATAAAAGATATTAAGTCGGACGAGCCGACTTTATCTCTCCAAGAAACAGAATCCGAAGATCCTGAAGAACCAAAGAAGAAACAGCGAGCTCCCTTCCAGAAGCCAACAGTCGAAGAGATCGACTCCTATATCCGCGACAAAGGCTATCCGGTAGATGCTCAGGAATTTTTCAACTACTACGAAGATAATGAATGGCACTGCGGCAAGATCCCGATGAAAAATTGGAAAAATGCTGTATATGCCTGGAATAAGAATCAAAAGCGATGGAGCGACGAGAAAGCTCAGAAGGCAGCAGAGGCCAATAGCAAGAACAGCTTCCAGCAAAATGAATACGACTTCGAGGCTCTTGAGCGAGAGCTAAGAGCTAATTGACATCATAGGGGGAGCTAGGAATGCGGCAAGAACTAGAAACAAAGTTAGTCAATTGCCTTTTTCCATACAGGGCAAAAATACCTTACGAGGATATCAAAGCACAGATCACTATTATCTTGTCAGAATACGAGATCGAGAAGAGACATACAGAAGTCGCGATCAGAGACGAAGACAAGAACAAGAAATATATAGCCATGTTCCTGGCATCAAAAGCAGCCGGGGGAAGGACAGAAAGAACGCTTCACTGCTACAAGTCTTATCTTGTAAGAATATTGTCGGCTATTGGCAAGAACGTTGATGAAGTTACGGCTGACGACATAAAGCTATATCTTGCCAAAAAGCTCCGCGTGGACAAGATCAAAAAGACAAGCGTTGACAATGAACGAAGAGCACTATCAACTTTTTATGGTTGGCTTTATGCCAATGAGCACATAAAAAAGAATCCTATGGCCAAAGTCGAAGTAATGAAGTTCGCGAAGCCCAAGAAGAGAGCATTTTCGGATATTGAGGTTGAAATGCTCCGCGATAATTGTCAGACCGAGCGCGAGACGATGATAGTCGAAGTGCTGCTATCTACTTGGTGCCGTGTCTCAGAGCTTTGCAATATTCGTATCGACGAGATCGAGGCGGATAAGATCCTAGTTCATGGCAAAGGCGAAAAAGATAGATTTGTTTATTTGAATGCCAAGTCAAAAATGGCCATACAAAAATATCTTGACTGTAGAAGCGACTCGAATCCGTATCTTTTGCCAAGATTAAAGACTGCCGGGCAGCTCCAAGAGCTCACCAAGGGAAGGAAGCGAAAAGATCTAAAACAATGGTATAAGGATCCTGAGAATGTTCATCCTGAGCTTCCAACAGACAAAAGCACGATAGAAAGCATCTTAAGGAATCTGGGAAAAAGAGCCGGAGTTAACGACACACATCCTCATAGGTTCCGAAGAACGGGCGCGACTTTTGCGCTTCGCGCCGGGATGCCATTTATGACAGTTTCAAAGCTTTTAGGCCATGCAAACATAGCAGTAACGCAAGTATATTTAGATATTAACGACGAGGACTTAGAAAATGAGCACGGGAAGTATGTCAGATAAAAAGAAAAAAATCATAGAGATGATCCAGAAGATGTCCGGGGAGTATTCCGTATATCAGATCTTCGATGATTGGGTCTCGATGTTCGCTATAGCTGTAGCTAATCAGGTGGTATTCGATCAAGATCGCGAAGATGCATATAATCAGCTTGCTCAAAAACACAAAGACAAGATAGAAAAATTCTTTGAGCTTAACGGGCTTTTGGTAGATGCGATGGAAGAAGGCATGGAAGATATTCTCGGATATATCTATATGCATCTTGAGCTAGGCAGCAGCCGGACAGGTCAATTTTTTACTCC